AAAGTTGCTCCTGCTCCTGTTTCAGCAGTTGGCATAGTAATAGTAATTGTTGTATCGGTTGGTCTAGATGTGACCATGAATTTTTTATCATTAAAATCGGATGCTGTATAATTGGATCCTGTAATTGCCGTAAAATTATCTAAATAGACAATATCTTTTTCATTAATATTATGTGGCGCTGCAAATGTAATTGTAACTGAAGTTGATCCATTCGTTGTTGTAAATGCATTTGTTAAAGTAGTTGTCGATTGAATTGGGTGTATGTCATAGAATACACCTCCAGTGTAGGCGTATAAAATTCTGTTTGTTCCAATAATAGAGTATTTAGTTCCTGAATTATTAACAACATGATGCATGGCTCTTGCTGCACCTGTTAGTTTATTCTCACCTAACTGTGCCCAGCCACCTATTTTTTCAGGTGTTCCATAACGAAATCTTACATTATCACCGCCTACCCATTGTCCTTCAGCTGTAGTTTCAGTGATCTGTTTATTGAATCCTGGTTGAAAACCTATTTTTTGTAGCATATGACTCCATTATAATACTATTTTACAAAGGATGGTAGTCCTAGCATAGGTCTGCCATCAAACTTGTTTTTGTTCGCAAATGGGCCATTTACATGATTATAATGTAAGAATACTTGGCCACAAATGTTTCCTTCAAATGGCTCTCGCCAATGTTCTAGGTCACAGCCACTATATACTAACATATCGCCTACATCAAGCAATACCTTTGTGCCTTCTGGAGCGTTGGGTTTAATGATTTTCTTATATTCATCAATAACATTATCTGAGCCAGTTCCATCAATAAATATAGGCCAAGGATCGCCACCTAAGTTTAAAGTACAAGATATCTCACAACTTGGTCTATCTTTATGTCTTCTTAATTCATCACCTCTTTTATATGCTCTTGCATAAGAGTACGTTGGGATCAAATCTAAGTTGGTGTGTTCTTTCATAACAGGTAACATCTTTACTAACAATGTATCCATTACAAAATCACCATAACAAGAAAAGGTATTAGGTATTTGTGTATCTCCCCAAGTTCCTAATATTGGAGATTCTGAATGAATATTATTTTGATACATAAAAGCAGTTGCATCTCTTTTAAGTAAAAAATAATTAAATATAAAATTAGCTAACTCGTAAGGTAAAGCTTGTTTAATTACTTGATATTTTTTCTCTTGAAACATATTACACCATAAAACATTTTTGCATAAAATTAAATGATACAGATATTCTAATATCATTAGAGTTATTAGGATCTACACAATGATTTAACCAAGATGGAAACATAATTAGTCTACCTGGTTTTGGATCATAGCTTGCTTCTCTCCATAATCGTTGTGGGGGTTTACCTTCTTTCATTCTAGGTCGTACCATCAATGCAACTGATCTTGGATCTTCTACTTTTAATTGTCCAGAATTTTCTGGTGCTTTAACATAATAAACACCAGACCATAAAGAGTTTGGATGAATATGAGCTCTATTCATACCACCGGGTGGATTAATGTTGGCCCACATATTACCTAAAAAAGGTTCACTGGCTAAATGTTCTTGTTCGTAAATTATATGTTGTGCTTCATATAAAGCATCTACTAATCTTTTATATTCAGGTCTAACATTCATATCCGTGGTTGAATGCCAACCTTGAATATTAGTTCTAGTCACACCTTTATCTTGATTAGACCAAGCAACAATATCTTTTTCTAATTGTTGATTTAAAGATGGATCCTTATAATCAAATATATAAATAGGTGTTGGAAAATGTAAATCTCTCATTTAAATGGAGTTCCTCCAAACCACATCACCAAAGATTTTCTATGTCCTCTGATAACTGGTTTTACTCTGTGTCTAATAAACGATGCAAAAAATACCGCGTGCCCTTGTTTTAATTTTGCAATCTTACCTTCTGACATTAATTCTAAATCTCCACCTTCAAATTCAGATTCTGGAGATAATAAACAAGTCATAGATATTTTTCTTACTGGTGGCTCGTGTTGACAACTGACATCATTATCCACGTGCCAATCATAAAATCCACCTTCAGGATATTCGGTATACTGTGCAGGTTCTGTAAGTTGCATTCCTTCAAAACCAAAATGATTACCATTGGTTGTTTTCATAATACGTTCAATATCTTTATACATATCAATCATCTTTTTAAATGGAATCCAACTAATATGTGATGTTCTAGTTTTAGTATCTATCACTCCACCTTTTATACCTTTACCACTTCCAACTTGTGCATCTTGTTTGGGTTCAGCTCGTCCTGCTTGAATAATTAATTTACATTGTTCAGGTGTAAAGATTGGTGTAGTGGTTTCTACAATATAAGATTTCCACCTAGGTTCCGTTATCATATTGCTCCTCTGTTTTTGATTGGGTCAAATTGTATATCACAGTTTGCAGCTAAAGTTCGTCTAGTCTCATTTGTTCCATTAAATGGATACACACAGTGTCTCATATCATATGGAAATACATAAAAATCTCTTAAGTCCATTGGTGGTTGATAATCTATTTTTGCAAATTGTCCATTGCTTGCACCTAATATTTGTAGTCTGCCATTTTGTGGTATCTCTGCATTAGAATATTCTCGACCATAAGTCGATGGTAATTTTAAAATCATCACTGATGATAAACCTGTAAACAACATCCCTCTATGTATATGTGCAGGATTGTATTCGTGCTCTTTCATCTCATTCACCCAAATAGAATTTAAGTGCATATCATAATCTCTAATTTTATTAAAGGCTAAATAATGTTTAAATATCTTTAAAAAATAATCAGTTATATTTCTTGGTAATATATTATGTCGTTTCATTTTAGACTCATCTTGTCCACCATAAAACAAACTATGCTCGTTTTCTATTTTACCTACTAATTGTTTATTAGCAGGTGCTAGTCTATGAAAATTTTGTTCGTAGATTTGATTAATCGAATAAAAAATATCTAACGGTACTTGATATTTTAAAACTGATTGACCTAAAAATACAAAATCAAATTTAAGATTTTGGCTTTCCATGTTGTTCAATTTGTTCTTTTTTTTGGTAACTACTTTCTAACTCACCAGATTTTTTAATTCTTTGTAAAGATTGTAATTGACCAAGAACGTTAAATTTATCAGTATCCGAAGAATGCTCGGTTAACTGTTTTGCTTTTTCAGCATACTGTCTTCCGTAAGATTCTAGTTGATGTTCGTTGACATCTTTATCATTAAAGGATCCATCATTAAATTCTGCTTTTAATTTAGACCACATTTTAATTTCACGCATTCTATGTTTTGCAACTTTTTCCATAGATGCTTTTGCAAATTTACATTCATCTAAATCTATTTCATATTTAGTGAGTTTGTAGTCATCTTTTTCTGTTTGAACTTTACCTTCTAACCATTTAATTTTTGCTTCATTTCTTCGGTAATCAAAAGATAGAGTCATTAAGTTATCTAAATAACTTGCTTGCTCTCTTACACACTGCCAGTATTTTGAAGCTTTAGTTGGGTATCTATTGTCTTGTAGGACAGAAAATCTTGCTTCTGTTTCTGTTCGAAACATTTGTTTTTTAGTCCAAGTATCTCTTAACTCATCAACCATACCTTTAAAGTCGGTTAAATCTTGAGGTTCTAATAAATTATTTAAATGAGCTTCTTCTTGTTTGATGATATCTTTCACGTCCTTTTTCATAATATATTCCTTTATGTTTTCTAACTGTATAACTTATTTAGAAAATATTGCAAGGTTTAACTAGACTGAATAACATCAGTTACTTTGCCATCACCGTACCATTCTTCGGTGCCTGCTGTTCCAGCTGTTCCAGTATATCCACCTGCAGCTAAACCTGATGATTGAGATCCTATTCCAGCTAAATCACCTTTTGCTACATTCATATCCTGATCGTTTGTCCAACTTGTTCCATTCCAAGACTCTGTGTTTGAAAAATAAATTGGTGGATTACCTCCTCCAACGCAAAGCGCTAAGGTTTGTGTTCCCATTCTATTACCGTGAAGACTTCTTCTAGCAGTATTCATACTATTTACAACTGTCCAACTTGTTCCATTCCAAGATTCTGTTTGACTAGTAGGTCCTGAAGGATCAGATCCTCCAAAAGCTAAAGCGGAAGTATTGTCTGCTCCACAACCACCTAATTGTGAAACAGCAGTATTTAAGTCATTCACTTCTGTCCAACTAGTTCCATTCCAAGATTCTGTTGTTGCTACAATACCAGGACCTCCTCCAAATTCTAATGCAGAAGATTGAGTACCTGCTCCACCTGCATTTTTATTAGTAGCATTTAAATCGTTGACTTCTGTCCAAATTACACCATTCCAACTTTCGTTGTTTGCAACCGCACCAGGAATGGTTTCTCCTCCAAATGCTAAAGCTGCGGTTTGAATTCCTGCTGATGATGCAATAGTTCTCGCTGTGTTTAAATCATTGACTTCGTACCAAGACGTTCCATCATAAGATTCAGTAACTCCTGTATAAGCTGTTCCGTTGTATCCACCAAATGCTAAGGCAGCCGTTTTTGTACCTGCTCCTGCTAAAATCCATCTAGATGTATTTAAATTCCCACCCGTAACCCAGGCACCTACAGCAATGTTTGCGTTCCATTCTTCGGTTGCTGTTGTGTTTATAGTTCCATCAAAACCTCCAAACGCTAAAGCAGAAGTATTATTAGACCCTGCTCCTGCTAATCCTTGTCTTGCAGTATTAAGATCATTTGTTTCTGTCCATTGAGATCCATTCCAAGATTCTGTTTGTGCTAACTCAGGCGGAAATCCACCAAAAGCTAAGGCAGTAGATTGTGTTCCTGCTCCACCTAATTGTCTTCTAACCGTGTTTAAATCATTTACCTCAAAAAAACTTGTTCCATTCCAAGCCTCTGTTTTACTTGAATTTGGAGGTTCATTTCCACCAAATGCTAATGCCTCTGTTTGAATTCCAACTGCAGCTAAATTACTTCTACCAGTATTTAAGTCATTAACCTCTGTCCAACTGCTTCCGTTCCAACTTTCATTTAAAGATTGATAAACACCTCCAGCAAGTCCTCCAATAGCTAGAGCACTTGTATTGTCAACTCCTGTGCCTCCCAATCCTTCTCTTGCAGTGTTTAGATCATTAACTTCCGTCCAACTTGTTCCATTCCAAGATTCTGTGAATGCACCAACTATTGGTACATCAAATCCTCCAAACGCTAGTGCTGATGTTGCAGAACCTGCTCCTGCTAATAATCTTCTTGCTGAATTTAAATCGTTTACTTCCGTCCAACTAGTTCCATCATATTCTTCAGTAACTGCTGTTTCTGGTGTTGGTGCACCAGTTGAACCACCAAAAGCTAAAGCTGTTTGCTGTGTTCCTGCACCCGCTAATTGTCCTCTACCAGTATTTAAACTCCCACCCGTAGACCAAGCATTACCTATAAATTGCTTGTAGCCTTTAAGTTGTTGAGTCGTGGTGTTATACCAAACTTGTCCTACAACAGGATTCGCTGGGTCTGAGGATACGACCTCTACATCTGTTCCTTTAATTTCCTTGTATGTTGCCATATTAAGTTACCGTCTCCGTTATAATTCCGTTGCCGATCCATTCTTCAGTATTTGCATTTGGAGTAGGGTTACCACCAAAAGCTAAAGCTGATGTTTGAGTTCCTGTTCCACCCAAAATACCTCTTGCATTAGACATATTATTTTCATTAGTCCAATTTAATCCGTTCCAAGATTCTGTTTGTGCTGTTACAGAAGGAGTTAGTCCTCCAAAAGCTACAGCTGAAGTATTATCAGCTGCTGCACCTGCTAAACCACCTCTAGCATTGTTTAAATCATTAACTTCAGTCCAACTCGTACCATTCCAAGATTCTGTAACTGCAGTTGAACTAGGTGTTTCTCCACCGAAAGCTAAAGCAGAAGTTTGAGTGCCTCCACTTCCTAATTCAGATCTTGCTGTGTTTAAATCGTTTACTTCTGTCCAGCTTGTTCCATTCCAAGTTTCTGTAGCTGTTTGAAGAACATTTGATGTGTTTTCTCCACCAAACGCAAGTGCTGAAGTGTTATCAGTTCCAGCAGATCCAAGCACTGCTCTTCTACCAGTATTTAAATCATTCACTTCTGTCCAAGCGGAACCATTCCAAGATTCTGTAAGTGCAGCAGTTGGACTGCTACCTCCAAAAGCTAAAGTTGATGTTTGTATACCTGTTCCACCTAAACCATTTCTAGCGGTGTTTAAATCATTAACTTCAGCCCAAGCTGTTCCATTATAAAATTCTGTATTTGCATAGGTAGGTAATCCAGGATTATTTCCACCAAATGCTAAAGCAGCCGTTTGAGTTCCAGATCCTGTTGTGTTTTGTCTTCCTAAATTCAAATCCCCACCCGTAACCCAGGCACCTACAGCAATGTTTGCATTCCATTCTTCTGTTGATCCTGTAGTTGCAGTAAGATCTGTTCCACCAAAAGATAAAGCTGTTGTTGCAGTGCCAGCTCCTGCTAATAATCGTTTAGCTGTGTTTAAATCATTTGTTTCTGTCCATAAAGATCCATTCCAAGATTCTGTATTAGCCATACTAGCATTTCCTGGATCTTCTCCTCCAAAAGCTAAAGCTGATGTATTAGTACCTACTCCTGCTAAATCTTGTCTACCAGTATTCATATCATTAACTTCAAACCAAGAAGTTCCATTCCAATTTTCAGTTTCTAAAAAAGTTCCACCTTCTCCTCCAAAAGCTAACGCAGCTGTTTGCGTTCCAGCTCCTGCTAGTGATAATCTTGCTGTATTCATATCGTTTACTTCCGTCCAACTAGTTCCATTCCAGCTTTCAGTAATTGCTAAAACAGGACTTACAGGGTTTTCTCCAGCAAAAGCTAATGCTAAAGTCGATGTTCCAGCTCCTCCAAGTTGTGCTCTCGCAGTATTTAAATCTGCAACTTCTGTCCAGCTAGATCCATTCCAACTTTCAGTATTTGCTATTCTTGCATCTGGTACATCTCTTCCACCAAAAGATAAAGCCGCTGTTTGATTTCCTACCCCACCAGCAATATATTTAGCTGTGGTTAGATCATTTAATTCTGTCCAACTTGATCCATTATAAGATTCTGTATTTGCTACTGCTCCACCTGGAGTAAATCCTCCAAAAGCTAGTGCTGCTGTTTGAGTTCCTGCTCCTGATAATGAATTTCTAGCAGTATTCAAACTCCCACCCGTAGACCAAGCATTACCTATAAATTGCTTATAGCCTTTAAGTTGTTGAGTCGTGGTGTTATACCAAACTTGTCCTGTTACAGGATTCGCTGGGTCTGATGATACGACCTCTACATCTGTTCCAAATATTTCTTTGTATGTTGCCATATTAAGTTACCGTCTCCGTTATAGTTCCGTCAC